TTTATAAGGACGGTACGAATGAGCCGCACGATTATGGCGATATTGGTCATATTACCGATGCTTTAGGGTATATTATACATAGGCTATGGCCGGTGCGTCTTGACGCTCCAGCGGGCGCCTCTGCCGTTCATATAATGCAAGGAATGTAACCATGCCAGAAATCACTGGACCGCAAGTCATCATACAGCCCGACCCTGACGGCACGCTGCAGCAGCCGCGGCAGGACATCACTTATAAAAAGCTCCGCGAAATGCGGCTTGACCCTACGATCAGCTTGGCGCGTCGATTGATGTTAGCGCCGGTGCTTGCTGCTAACTGGTCGTATGAAAGTGAGAAGAACGCGCCCGAAGGCGCCCAGGAATTCATCGCCGAACAAATGCAACCGCTTCGTACCCATATACTGGAGACGGGCTTTTTGGGCTGCATCGATTTCGGCTGGCAGCCGTACGAGAAAATCTATGAAGTCCTTGCCGATGGCCATGTTGGCCTGCATAAGCTCAAGCCGCTCTTGCAGGACCTTACCACCATCCGCGTCATCGACGAGACGGGCGCCTATAATGGGTTAACACAAACAACGGATGATCTTGATCTTGATCTTGACCCGAAGAAAACATTGCTGCTAAATATCGATGTAGAGGGCACGAATTGGTACGGCCGATCGACGTTGGCAAATTGTGAAGACGCTTATGACTCATGGATAAAAAGCGACGGCGCTGCTGAACGGTACGACAGCAAAATAGCCGGCGCCCATTGGGTCGTGCATTACCCAGTAGGTCAAACGCCGTATGGCGTCGATGGCACGGTGATGGACAATTTTGAAATTGCTAAAAAGGTATTAAGCAATTTGCAAGCATCGGGCGCGGTTTGTTTGCCGAATAACCTAACGGCATTCACCGATTCGCTTGATGCCCAAGCAGCACCGGAGTGGCGCATCGAATTGCTGTCCGACGGCAGCGGGTCCGGCGCGTTTATCGAACGTATGAAATATTTGGATGCTTTGAAAGTACGAGCGATGGGCCTGCCAGAGCGTTCGATTCTTGAAGGCCAATTCGGTACGAAAGCTGAAGCTGAAGTACACGCTGATTTGGCGATTACCAACATGGACATGCGACATCGTTCTATTGTGCAAATGCTCAATGGGTACGTTGTCAACGATTTGCTACTATACAATTACGGACCAGGCTACGAGAACACAGTATACATTGAGCCGGCGCCGATTACTGACCTTGCACTACAATACTTACGTGGCATATACCTTGCATATTTGGCGGACCCGCAAACTCAAATATTGGAGATGGAAAACGTAGACCTTGAGGCGCTGCGTGACCGTCTAGGCATTCCGATGAAGCCACAGGCTGACCCTGATACCGAAGGAACGGTGCCCGAAAGTGTGTACCCAGGAGAATACCGAATTGATGAAGAACTTTAGTGCTATCATCATCGCTTTACTTGTTGGTCTGATACCTGTCTTCGTTAGCGTTACGCTTTGGAGTGTAAGCAAAAGCAATGCTGCCCTTGAGCGCGCTAATGAAGTTCAACATAGTCTTGAGGTCCACGCAACCGAGCAGGTGGGCGCGTTTAAAGTACTAGACGAAAAGCTTGATCGGATACACGAGACCATCAAGCACTTTCACGAAGGAGACGGATCATAATGACACGAAAGATTATTATCGGAATCGGTATCGCCTGTTGGCTAGCGGCAATGGGCTTTGCTGTTGCAATCGCCCACGGACAGTGCGTTGGCGGGGTATGCTATCAGCAGCCTCGCAGCACGTATGGGCCACCTCAGCTGGAGGCGCCGCAGGGCAGCGGGCGCGAGTACATCAGCGCTGCGGAGTATAAGCGTTATGGCTGTATGGTACGCATCAAAACGCGGGACAAAGATGGCAACGTTTCGGGCGGCTCTGGCGTTGTTACTGTGTACAACGGACAGCCGGTAGTCTTGACATCGTATCATGTGGTGCAAGACACGTCAAGCAATACCATATACATCATCGACTTATTCGGTACAACGCACAGTGGCAAGTATATCGGGTACAATAAAACGTGGGACCTTGCGGTGATTAAAGCGCCGCCGGCTCTAGTGAAATATGCGGTCCCGCTACAAGAGCGAAAAGTACAGTTAAAAGAGCGGGTTGGCATGTACGGCTTTGGCGGGCCGATGCAACGGTTAGCACGTGGCGTTGGCTATATCACTGGCTACGGCGCCCCGTCATTCAATGGCGCGCCTCAAGACTGGGCGTATGCAAATTATCCGTACTCATATAACGGCGACAGTGGCGGTGCTGTGATCGATACGCAAGGCCGGTTGGCTGGTGTTCGCTGGGGCGGCGATAAAACAGCATCCATCTTTGTGACGGTGCCGCGTGTTCGCAACATTTTGCAATCGTTAGGCATTTGTCGGGCACCGCAACAGCAAAAGCCTCAGCTTATTTTGCAACCCGTACAAGCGCAACGACCACCGCCGCTGCCCACCGAACCGACTGTAGAGCGAACGATGGAAGAGCTGTCGGTCGACATGTCCGGTGTGAATTCAGCGCTAGACAAACAAGCTGAAGCGATGACACAGCTGTCTCGCTCGGTGTCGGCCTATATCGACATGCAAACGCGAATGCTGCAACAGCAGCAAACAGAGCAACGAGCACAGCGAACCGAACAAACGTGGGCGCCCGTTGCCGGTACGGCAGTCCAGGGCTTCACCCAAACTGAAGGCAGCTTGCTTGACAAAGGCAAAGGCGCAGTGGCGAGCGTCATCGAAAGTCCGGCCGCCCAAGGCGCGGCTACAAGCGCGTTGTCAAGCTTGCTGCTGCTAATACCGGGTATCGGGGTCCCGCTTGCGCTCGGTGCTCGATTGTTGCTGCCGTACTTTATGAGCGCCGGCGCTAAAATCATCGCCCGCAAATTACGATCAAACGAAAAGACCGAATACGGTGACGTAGTACGAGAGGGCATGGACGTCACCGATAAACAGCGTGCCCGCGAAAATGGAGCCCCAGCCGATGGCTAATTTTATTCTTCCAGCGAATGGCGATGAGTGCGCCGCTAGTGAGTTTTTAGGAACAAAGACACAGCGAGTCACCCTGGGCTACGGCCTCGCCGACTCGCAGATTCGGCAAGTCGATAGCGATACGCCGTTACCCGTCCGTGATTCGTATTTCGAGATCGCCGCGGGCAATCGTGCCAATTGGCTTACGATGAATAAATTTGGCGAGAATCCGCTTGTTACTACAACAAGCGCGCCTGAAGATGTATGGGACTACGGCGGGCTTTATACATTCAGTAGTACCGCTGATATTTCGCATATTGCAAGCACGAACAACACCGACACTCAAGTGATATGGGTAGAGGGTCTTGACGCCAACGGTGACATCGTTTTACAATCAGTACAGCTACAAGGCTACACGGGCGTTGCATTGACAACGCCGTTGTGGCGCGTTTATCGAATGTATAACGACAGTGCTACCGATTTAGCGGGTGACATACACTTGGTTGTTGGGAACGATTTCAACGGTGTTGGTGTGCCGAACACGCCAGCCGGGGTACGTGCGATGATTCGTAATGGCTACAATCAGACGCTGATGTGCATTTATACGGTACCCAATAATTACTGGGCGTTTTTCCTTGGTGGGTATGTTTCTCAGTCGGGCGGTAAAAATGCCAACGTTGACTTTACATGGCGCGCCCGACTAAATGGCAAGACATTTCGGACGCAGTCGAAAATTGGGCTAACATCGACTGGCTCCAGCTGGTGGACGTACCGGTACCCAGTGCCAGTCAAAATACCGCAAATGACTGACATTATTATTCGCTGCGAGTATACCGACATAGCCGGCGGTGTTGCGGTGGCCGGCGGGTTTGATTTGGTATTGGCGCCAACAACGGAACTACTCTAATGCCAATTGTCCCACTATTAACAGGTGGAAGCGCCGGTGGCGTATTCCCATTTCATACGGAGGCAGATATGCTATTCAACGCATATAGGCGGGGCGCTACGTCCATCATTTTGCGGGTGCGGTTGATGCGTTCGGACCTCGCAGACGGCTCGGGTATTACGGGCTTAAATTACTCATCGTCTAACTTGATTATTAGCACGATTTGCGACAATGAAAGCAGCCCAACTTCGTATTACCAAACAGGCGGTAACATTCAACCGGTAGGGTCATGGCCGTGGGACATCGGTACATATGATCCGCCGGACCCGGGCAAGTGTCGTTTCGCCGAGATTAATAGTACACAGCATCCTGGTATTTATGAAATCCATCTTGACGATGCCCGCTTCGCTGTGACTAACGCTAAATCGATGATTGTATCGGTGCATGGTGCGACGAATTTAGCAGAGGCGAATTTTCTAGTACCGTTGACTGACCTTGACCCGTATGATGCTACACGTGGCGGAATGAGCGCATTGCCGAACGCTGCAGCTGACAATGCGGGCGGGCTGCTTATTAGCGATGCGGGCGGTGTTGACGTTGACGCAATGGCAGCAACACTAGAGAAGCTGGAAACGACCGTACAGCTGGCTGATTCGGGCGATTATCAGTTCACCGAAGAAGCGCTGGAGCTGGGTCCGACTTGTACAACGTACACGCTGTCCACTCCGGGCATGAGTACGCCGGAGTGCTACGCACCGGACGAATACCTTGACCTAATATACGGCAAGTCGAACGTTGATAAGTGGGCGGACCTGGACAACGAAGACGATGCCACAACAATTACAAACCGGCGGGCGTGGGCGATATGCACTGCCAGCGCTTTGATCGATTCGCGCTTGAGAGACGGGCCGTACACGATTCCCTTTGAAGAGCCGATTGAACCCGACATCGTTGACCTATGCGCTCGATGGGCCGGCGTGTTGCTGTATGACGGCCGTCTGATTCGTGAGCAGGACCCCATAACCGACGAAGTGGGCCAGCAAAGGAAAATAATCGACATGCGGATTCGGCAGCTCCTGAGTGGCCAGATCAAACTGAATTTGGACCGTACACAAAGCGCACCACGGGCGTTCTAAGATGGCGAAACTAACCAACGTCTTACGTATCGAAAATGAGACGCAGCAGGTACAGCGGCGCGGAGCACGCGAAGCACAGGCCGCCGCAGTCAAAGTACGTCAGCTTGCAACACGCGAATGGCGAACAAAACAGCCGCAGGACTATGAACGGGCCATAGAGGAACGTTTGATGCCTGCGGCTTTAAACGCGCTCGTGGCGTCATACTTGAAAGGCTTCAGGCGTTCGCAATTGTTACGACGTGGGACAAAGGTAGCGCCAGAGGACGCAATCTCGATGGCTGTATCGCCAAACGTCAAAACGCTAGAATATTTGGCGTTGATAACGGGTCACAGTTTGCCGCTGCTCTATCGAACGTTTGCAGATGAAGCATTGAACATGGTACGGAACGAAAGTCGGCGAGTCAATCGCATCGTAAGAGATGAAATCGCCGATCTCATTGGGCGCGGTGCCCATGTCCGCGAAGGCGTCGGCGTGTTGGGCGAATTATTCGACCGACTTGGATTGACGCCGAAGCAGAGCGCGCCAGTTCGCCTCGAAGCGATATTCCGGACCCAATCGCAGACTGCATACAACGCGGGTCGCTGGCAAGCTGATCAAGACGAAGACGTTCAAGACATTTTATGGGGCTACGAATATTCAACCGTCGGCGATGATAGGGTACGACCCGAGCATGCTGTACTTGACGGCGTTCGCCTGCCCAAGAACGACCCGTTTTGGCAAGCTGCATGGCCGCCTAACGGATACAACTGCCGGTGTATCGCTACGCCGATTATGAAAGGCGAAAGCGAAGCACGTGCTCGCGGTGCAACACGGGCCCGCGCTTTTGAGCCCGATGACGGCTTTGCTTTTAACGCCGGAGCCCAAGCTGGAAAGCTGGTATAAATTTTGTGCCATGCGGGTATAATGTAATTGTATAGGAAAGGGGACGTTATGGGGATCACTTTAATTGACGGCAGCTACACGGTGACATGCGGTCAGCTTGTGCGTTGCGGCTTACGATCACACGGGCAAGCAAAGCGCGTGGAACGGCGGTTGCGGGCACTGGCCGACAAGCCTATCATTTGTGAAATGGCCTCACCCATTGTGGAACGTAAAGACGGCTTGCAGTACTGGAAAGAGCTTGCTCGGACCGGGACGTATGTTTGCCAAGGCGTCGAATTCGATTTGACCCCTGAGCTGTTTGACCATTGGGTTGTGACATTCAGCCAGATGCTTGAGGCCGGACATCAAGTGCCCGTGCCAATCGAGCATACGACCGATCCCGAGAAAAATCGTGGCAAGGTGCTTGCGCTTGAAACGCGAGACAATGAAGCCGGCGGCAAGTCGCTGTTTGGCATTATTGAATTTGCGGATGAGGACGCGGCGCGCCTTGCGAACACTTCACAAGTTAGCGTATTTTCCCCTGCTAAATTTGTTGATGGAACGGGCAAGTCTTTTACCCGTCCGCTGCGCCATGTTGCGTTAACGGACTATCCAGTGATCCCTGGTCTTGCTCCATTCTCCATTGTAGCGTCTCTAATTACTGGAGGTACTGAAATGCCGATGACACTTATGGACTTAATCGAAAAGCACAAGATTGCCGTACCGGAAGGCACGGACGATGCGGGCATTATCGACGTGCTCGACAAGCTGCTTACGGACTTGTTTAAGGCTGAAGAGCCGAAGCCCGAGGGCGATAAGAAGCCCGACACGCCACCGGCGCCGCCATCGCCCGATGCACCGCCATCGCCCGATGCGACACCGCCCACTCCGAAGCCCGAGGAACCGCCGGTCGCGGCATCGTTGCTTGGTATTCTGCGTGAAAACCGAACTGCGAAGATCAGCCAGCTCGTCAAGGAAGGGCGCATCAGTCCCGCAGTCGCAGCGGACTTGCAGCGACAGCACTGTAGCGATGACAAGCTGACTGTTGCTTTGTCGCAAAATTCGGGCGGAAGCGACGGGTTTGACGCGCTGATTGAAACGCTCGGTAAGAATCCGGCGGCGATTTCATTAAGCGAACAGACCGGACCGCAGACAACGCTTGATCCGACGAAAAATCCGCTGATCGCTGACGCCGAACAGCGTGCCAAAAACGCCAGCGGCTAACGCCAGCAGCTAACGTTAGCTTGACGGCGGGTTCGATATTCATTTGCTATTTATCCGATCATAAGGAACAAAATTATGGCCAACATTGAAAAGCGGCCTGTGCAGTCCGATATTCTGCTCAACTACTTTGCCGACACTTTCAACTTCGAGTCGCTGACCGTGACGAACGCGGGCGCGACCGATCTTGAACTTGATGCCGGCTATCCGATGGACGCTAACGTGCCCGTGGTTGCGGGCGGCGAAGCGAACACTGACGGTATTTTGCTCGACAGCCACACGATCCCGGCGGGTGAATCGAAGCAGGTCAACGTACTACAACGTGGGCCGGCAACTTGCCGAACTCCGGGCATCGTTGCAACCGATACCGCAGGCGCGGCGTTGAATACGGCGACGATTCAAACGGCGCTTGAAGCTCTGGACATCGTGTTCCGCGATGATCCGACCAACACGGAGCAGCAGACAACGTAAGCGCTCCTTTTTTGTTTGTTTTCTGAATACACTGCATAGCACTACAATTTGAATTTTTATAAGGAGAAATGCTATGTTGGATGTATTCACAAGCGATGCCTTTTCGATGGTCTCGCTGACCGAAGCAATCGCCAAGCTGCCGTACGTTCCATCGTACCTTGGCAAGAAGGGTCTGTTCGCCCAAAAGGGCATCACGACCACCACGGCTGTGTTGGATGAAAAGGACGGCGTAGTCTCGCTTATTCCGACGGCCGCTCGCGGCTCACGCCCGAACGCTGCTGCTCGCTCTGATCGCAACGCTCGGTCTTTTGTTATTCCGCATATTCCGCTAAACGAGGCGGTCATGGCGGATGACGTACAAAATATTCGAGCGTTCGGTTCGGAGACCGCCATGCAGACTGTTGCTGGTTTGGTCAATGAACGTCTTGGCGATATGAAGCAGAGCTTCGAAGCCACCTGGGAATACCATCGTGTTGGTGCTATCTCGGGCGTCATTCTTGACGCTGATGGCACAACCGAAATCTACGACCTGTTTGACGAGTTTGGTCTGACGGAGCACGAAGTCGAGTTTGACTTTAGCGACGCTACGACAGACGTCAAGCAGCTGTGCACCGATGTGATTCGTCTGATCCAAGACGCTCTCGGCGCCGCGCCGTACACGGGAATCGAAGCCCTTTGCGGTGACGACTTCTTCGATGCGCTGACGTCCCATGCTAAGGTCGTCGAAGCGTACGAGCGATGGCAAACCGGCGAGTTCTTGCGAACGCAGCAGAACGAGACTGGCTTCCCGTTTGGCGGGGTTTATTGGCGCAACTATCGCGGCTCTGTTGGCTCGGTTTCATACATCGATGCCGACACAGCGCGATTCTTCCCACTGGGTGTCCCGAAGCTTTTCGCCCAGTACAACGCGCCGGCCAACTTTGTCGAAACGGTCAATACTATCGGGCGCCCGATCTACGTGAAACAGCGCCGGATGGATTTCGACACGGGCGTCGAGCTGCACGCACAGTCCAACCCGTTGTTCATGTGCACCCGCCCGCAGTGCCTGATCAAGGGCACCCGGACTACAACAAGCGGCACGTCGGGTAGCGCGTAATGGCTTGGGCCAGTGCTGAGGTAAAAGTTCGGCTGCCTGGCTTAACGCGGATGCGGGCAGACTTAACAAAGGACGGTCCGGTGCGTAAGCGGATTCTTACGCGCTGGGCTTTCCGATACCGCGTATTCGCTGAGCGTCGATTTATTAAATTTTCGCGAGGCGGCGGCGATTGGCCCGCGCTGACATCAAAGCGTCGGCGCGGTGCTACTTCCGCTGCTGCGATATTACGAAACACCGGCTTACTGCTGGGCGCGTTATCGCCGAAAGTGAAGGCCCCCGGATCAATCGCAAAGCATCAAGGCTTTAGCGTTATGGTCGGTTACGGTGGGGCTGAGGCGCATGCTGATGGCGGTGGTGCAACGATTGCCGATATAGCGCGCTTTCATCAAACGGGCGCCGGGCATTTGCCTGTTCGTAAAGTGGTCGTACCGCCTGACCGTGCGTTTATTCGGATGATGGCGCAAGACGCTGTAATCATATTGGAAAAAGGCTAATGGACCCGTTTACTATTTTGTACAATTCGTTATGGACCGCTGTGATCGGTAGCCCATTGGCTGACTTAATCGCAAAGCGTAACCGTATTGACTTTGTACAGCCTAATAGCCTTGACCTTCAGGTATCAAACGCTGACTTGCCCGAGCTTGTTTTGGTGCCTTTCGGCGGCGATGGCAATTTGCACCAGAGCTCGTGTTCTTCACGTTGCACAAGACAATACGGATTTTATATTTCAACAGGCGACCAACGGCTACGGGAACAGTTGTTTCCAGTCGAGTGGGAGCTATTTGTGATGCTCATAAATTGGCGGAAGAATATTTCGTCGATTACATGGCAGAGCAAAACATTTGTTAAGCGGGTAGAGCTGTTGTCGCTCGCCCAATCATTAAGCGACCCGGCGCGTAACCGCGGCATAAAAGGCTGGAGCTCGTCGTGGATGTTTGAAGTCGAAATGCACTTCAGTCACGTTGATATATTGGAGGAATAAGATGGGCGTACATTCTGGCAAATTTGGAGCTGTTGACTCGGTGACCACTGTTCGTAACTGGGGCATCGAGCAAATTTCAGCGTCCCAGCCTTTTGTTGCATCAAATACAAAGGGCGGCACTGGCCGCCGTCGCGGCGTCAAAGACTGGAGCGGCCAATACAGCTGCTATGGGCACACGCCGCCAGCGATGCCCGGCGAGTTCTTTGACTTTGAAGGCTACACCGCGCCCGATAACGATACGTGGGGCGCGAACGGTTTGACGTATTACGGCAACGCTATTGTGGACTCAATTGCGCTGACGTTGAACTTCGAATCGAGCGAGCTGTTTAACTTTCAAACGTCATTCAGCGGCAACGGTGCGCTGGCTCGGAAGAGCGATGTGGTTAGCGATGCGACTGACCCTGAAGCGCATACTCCGCTTGATGCCCGCGTGTTGATTCTTGACCCGGGCGGCGACGTGCTGGGCAGCGACTCGGGCAGCGCTTCTGGTGGCGAGGAGTTCTGTGTCACCAATCTCAATTTCACGATTACAAGCGCGACCCAAACGTCAGTTACATCTTGCACGAATGGGTGGACAGAGCGGCACGGCGGTCCGATTGACATGACCGGCTCTATGACCGTGCAAGACATCGACCCGAGCTCGTTTGGGCTTGAAATCTGGGACGATGTTATTATCCGCATTTATGTGGACGGCACTGACTTCTGGGAATTGAAGTGGGTGCATATCAAAGACTTTACTGGTCTAACCGTTGACCGCGAGACTGGAGCTATTATGTCGATGGGCATCAGCTTCGAAATGAACGGATTCCTAGAGAATTACGGCACCGGCCGTATACTCTTGCCTGGCGCCGGCTCCAATTGGTGGCCGCCCGCTGGTGCGTAACATTTAACACAATAAACGAGAGACGACATGGACCAAAGACAAGCACTATCGGCGGCCGGCGTGCCCGTCGAATTGGGTGGGCGGCAACTTTATTTTTCGCCGTTCACGGATAAAGATATCGCCGAACTGGACATGTGGGTTCGCGGTGAGTATATTAAAATGGTGAGGGCGAGCTTTGACGACTCTACAACGAAAAACGAACGTGAGGAAGCACTCGCCCTCGCCATGAAACACGCCGCCGGCTTGACGTGGCTCAGCGGTGAAGGCGCGAAGCTTATCGGCACCGTTGCTGGTATGGCCCGACTAGCTTATCAATCCGTCAGAAAGCGCCATGCTGACGTTACGCTTGAGTGGCTACAAGCTGAAATGTTCAACCCAGAAAACGTCCACGCGGTTCGCATCGCTTTTGAGCAAGCAAATGTCACCGCGCCCGAACAGCCGGGCAGTAAAAAAGGGGCAAGCCTGGGGCAGCGAAACAGCAAGCAACAGCGTCGAAAGCGCAAGCGTACCGAGCGCTCGCGAAAAGGTTCGGGTGGACGCCGACGCAAATAGCTGATCTAACACCGATGCAGCAATACATGATGATGCTATCGGACGATAACGATCAGACAGCGGACACGCTGTACTTTGAATCAATTCAAGAGTACCGGAGATGGCTCGATGGCCAATGATGCAGTTGTAGTACTGAAAGGCGACAACGCCCAGCTTGACGGCGCCCTTAAACAAGGCACGAAAAGCGTGGAACGTTTCGGCTCTAACGTCACCAAAATTATGAAGGTGGCGCTAGCTGCATTTGCGGTCAAGAAAATCTTCGACTGGTCGAAAGCTGCGCTCGCAGCATACGGCGTTCAAGAACAGGAGGAGAAAAAGCTTGAGTCCGTTGTTAAAGCGACGGGCATGGCCGCTGGCTGGACTGCAGACCAGATGAAGCAGTACGCTGCCGAAATGCAGAAGGTGACGCTGTACGGCGATGAAGTCACGATGAGCGCCATGTCCATTTTGGCAACGTTCAAAAACATTCAAGGAGTAACGTTTGCCCGTACTGTTGAAGCAGCGATGGATATGGCAACAGTATTAGGCACCGACCTTAAGGGCGCCACAAACATGCTGGCCAAAGCGTTGAACGATCCGCTAGCTGGGATGGCCAAGTTGGCCGACGCGGGTGTGGCGTTCACAGCCCAACAGAAGGAGCAGATCACTACGCTTATGGAAGCGGGTGACGTCCTCGGTGCCCAGAACGTAATGCTCGAAGAACTGGAAGGGCAGTTTCAAGGCGCAGCACGCGGTGCAGCTAAAACGTTCACGGGTCAAATGACACAGTTGAGCAATCGCATCGGCGACTTATGGGAAGTGCTGGGCTCGATGCTTGTGCCCGTGCTTGAAATGCTGATGCCGTTATTCGATGGTATTATTGCTGCAGCTGAATACATCCTACCGGTGTTTCAATCATGGATGGAAAACATCATGGGCGTAGCCCAAGCGATTTGGGACTATTTCCAGCCGGCTGTTGAATGGATCCGCGAGACAGCAGTAGAGTACGTTGTAATGTTTCAAATGGTTTGGGAACAAGTGATCGCTGCGCTACTGCCATTATTCGAGGGCTTTTCTTCTGGGGCTGAGTCGATATTCGGAACGCTGTTTTCGTGGATCGGCAGCATCATCAACTGGTTAAAAGAGCTGTGGATAAATACGTGGATTTTCATGCAAGTCGCATTTGAAAATTTCGGCGGCATTGTGACGATGGTCGCGGCCAGCACTGCGCTTGCTGTTGTCAGCGCATGGGAGGACATCAAGCACTTCTTCACAAGTACGATGCCCGACTTGCTTGGGTGGTTCGGTCGACAGTGGAAAAACATATTCACGGATATCGGCAATATAACAACCACAGTAGTCAGCAACATGTGGGATAACCTCACTGGATTTTTCGGCAGCATTTGGGACTGGCTTGTAGGCAACGAAAATGATTGGGAATGGAAAGGTCTAACCGACGGCTTTGAGTCAACGCTTGAAGAGCTGCCGAAAATCGCGGAACGTGCAAAGACTGATACTGAAAAGGGCTTGGAAATGACGATTGCCGACGCGGCTGATGCTATCGGCACGTCATTTGCTGAAAAGCGTAAAGAGTTTGACGACCGTGTAGCTGCGAGTATGGCCGGCGACGGGGAAGACCCATTCAAAATCCCAGAGAAAAC